CAAGTAGGTACTTTCAATGTAGTTACTAATGAGTATATTGGAGACGCTACTGTAGTGTTAGCAGGTCAACAAATTCCATTGTCTCAGATGATTCAAGCTAAAACAGCGGTTACTTTTGAGAAACTGGCTAAAGGTGTAGCTGTAACTGATGAAGAGAAAAAACAAGCTTTTGGAGACCCTGTAGCTAATGCAGAGAATCAAACAGCTCTAGCTATTGATAGAAAAGCTGAAGACAAAGTAGCTAACCTACTTAAACAAGCTACTTTCTCAGTAGATGTAGAAGCATTAAACGCTGATGGAGTATTACAAGCTATTGGAGTTATGGGCGAGGGTATTGAAGACGCTCCTTATTTCTTAGCAGTTAACCCTGTAGACTATGCTTCTTTACAAAAGGAACTAAAAGCTTCAGATAACACAGCCTTAAACAATGCTGTATTTGGTGCAACTTTTGTACTTTCTACTAAAGTTGATGAAGGAGAAGCTTACCTGATTCAAGAAGGAGCTATTAAAGAAGTAATCCAGAAAGACACAGATGTAGAAATCTCAAGAAACGCAGGTAAGAAACAAGATGAAATCTACACAGATAAAATTCATGCTGTATACATTCAAGACCAGGCTAAAATTGTAAAACTAGCTATTGCTGTAGTGTAATATATAAAACTCATATATAAGATGTTAAAAGGCTACTTTACTTAAAGTAGCCTTTATTTATACTCATTCAGATAGCTGAAAGGAGTAGTTAAATGATTAACAATGAAATAACCTTTTCAGCTGAACTAGCTACAGTTAAGAAGGTTTTAGAACTAGAAAATAGTAAAGACGACATTATTTTAGAGGTTTTAACTCTTCAGTATGAAGCTGTCAGAGGGTACATAGGACGGGAAACAGTTCCTACTGAGCTTATGTACATTGTCACTGAGTCAGCTATAGCTAGATATAACAGAAGAGGATTCGAGGGAGCTGAACAGTTTGATAGAGATATTCTTAGAACTAAGTTTAGTATGGATTTACTCAAGCCTTACAAAGAACATTTAGACCGATTTAAAAACAAGCCTTTAGTTAGGTTTAGGTAGGTGGGTCTATGTTATATGATGAAAAATTTACTATTTATAAGCAAGAGAAAACTGATGACGGTTTAGGCGGATATTTAACAGAAGACATACCATTAGAAGATATAAAAGGTGCTACCATCCCTATGGCTATGGAGTTCCAGCTTTCAGAAAGCAGTAGAAGTATCAAGGATATTAGAAGGCTTATTACTGAAGATAATCTACCTATTAACTTCCAGGACACTAAAGAGTCTTTTACTTTGAAAGAAGTAGATACAGAATACATGTATTCTGTATCAGATGTCATTAACCTTGGTAGGGAAACAGCTCTTATATTAAGGCGTGATAGCTAATGAAAGATATTGAAATTGAAGGTTTGGATAGTTGGGAAAGCTGGATAGGTGGAGTAGCTAGTACTCTAGAAAGCCAGGTAACAAAACAGGTAGATAAATCGGGTTCAAATATTGAAAGGGCAGCGAAATTTAATGCTCCAGTCGATACAGGAGACCTAAGAAAAAGTCTAACTAAAGAAATGAATAGAAGTATAAGTACTCCAACAGCTGAAGTATTTAGCCTTTTACCTTATGCAGATGATGTTGAAGTAGGTACTTCTAGACAAAGAGCACAGCCTTATGCCTTTCCAGCTCTAAACCAGGAGATACCTAAATTAGAAAAAAGTATTCGAGATATTATGAGAAGGGAGCTAGGTTAATGGACGCAAGGACAGAAATAAAAAGGGCTATATTCAGAGAGCTTAACAGTGGAAGATATGGAGCCTTTAAGAATCCTCCATTAAACCAGCCCTACCCTTATATAACAGTGTCAGAAGTAAATAAAAGTACCTATGACACAAAGACAACTAGGGGTTACCAATTCAGTATTTTTATTAATTGTTGGTCTGATTCTACAAGTGTTACTGAAGTAAATGAGATGGCTAGTTTTGTTGAAAGCAAGCTCTTAAATAAATTTGAAGTATCAGGCTTTCATAATGTTAAACAGGATTTAACAGCAGATAATGGCTCAACAGTTACCGAAGATAATAAAGAGCTGGAAAGAATTAACCAGGAATATACATTCATAATAATAAGAAAAGAGGAAATATAAAATGAGTGAAAAAATTGTAGGTGTAGATGTACTTTTAGAAGTAAATATTGGTACAGCTGATATGCCAGTTATGAAAAAACTAGGTGGACAAAGAGGAGCAACGCTAAACCGCTCTAAAGAAACTATTGAAGCTACTACTAAGGATTCTAATGGTTGGAGAGAGTACAAGTCAGGATTTAGAGAATGGTCCTTAGATTGTGATGGGGCTGTAGTAGTCAGTGATGAAGCTTATGACATGCTAGAGGATGCTTTTGATGATGAAATGCCTATCCATGCAAGAGTACTAATGCCTTCAGGTAAAGAGTATACAGGAGATGTATTAATTACAGACTTCCCTATTGAGCTACCATATGATGACTTAGTTACTTATTCATTAAGCTTAACAGGTTCTGGAGAGCTAAAAAAAAATTAATTGAAGCTGAGGAAGAACCTGTAGAAATTACAGGCTCCTCCTCTACAAGCTTTGAAGAGGTAAATACAGAAGAAACTGGATTATAAGAACCAACACAATAAGGAGAGGAATTAGTAGATGAATAAGAATAAAATTACTGTAATTAACATGGATAAAGAAAGACATATGAGGTTCGGAATGAATGCTCTTATTGAGCTAGAAGACGAACTAGGGAAACCGATTACTGAGATTGAAGATGGGCTTTCAATGCAGGACATGAGAACTATTTTTTATGTAGGGCTTAAATGGGAAGACAAGAAACTCAGTTATGCAGATGTTGGAGACCTAATGGACGAAGCTATAGATAATAATGAGGGTGGATTACAATACCTAGCTGAAAAACTAGGGGAATCTATTCAGAAAGCTTTAGGTAGTTCAGGAAACTCCTTTCCCGAAAACTAAGAAAGGGTTCATAGATGAATCTGAAGTAATTAAGATAGCTTATAACAAACTGAAATTACCCTATGGAACATTAGATGATATTTCTCCTTATGAACTTTACATTATGTATGAGGGTCATGAAGAGAATGAAAGAGATGAGCTAGAAAGTCTCTATAACATAGTCAGAATAGGAGTATCTTCAGCAATGTCAGGTAAGAAAATTGATTTATTCAAGGATAACAAAAAGGGTCAGAGTAAGAAGGGACAGCCCTCAGGTAAGATTACTGAAGAGGAAAGAGCCGATATACTCGATACCCTTGATACATTATTCAATTAATCATAGTAAAGGGAGTAGCTATAGGCTACTTCCTTATTTTTTTATTTATTTTTTAGAAAGGTGGTGTAATTATTGGCTGAAAAAACAGTAATAGTTCGATTAGGTGCAGATATAAGCGGACTAAAAAGGTCAATGAGTGACGCTCAAAAAACTGTATCAAATGGAACTAAAGGAATAAGTTCAGCTTTTAAGAGTGTAACCTCAGCTGTAGGTAAGGTAGTCAGTGGAATAGGTAAAATAGCGGGGACTGTAGGAGTGTTTAAGCTTGTAAATGGAGCTATTAACATGGTTACAGCTTCTTTTGATAGTGCTATTTCTAGGGTTGACACCTTGAACCAGTTCCCTAGAGTGCTTGAGTTAATGGGTTATGGGGCAGAATCAGCAGAAAAGGCTACAGCTAGATTAGCAGAAGGTATTCAAGGCTTACCTACCAGACTTGATGAAGTTACTGGAACCACTCAGAGAATGGTTAATATCTTTCAAGATGTAGATAAAGCTACTGAGTCTACTTTAGCCCTAAATAATGCCTTCCTAGCTTCAGGGTCTTCTCAAGACCAGGCTAATCGAGGTTTAGAGCAATATATTCAAATGCTCTCAAAAGGTTCTGTAGATATGCAATCATGGAGAACATTACAGGAGACTATGCCTTATGCCCTTCAGGAAACAGCTGAGGCTTTTGGGTTTACTGGAAGAAGTGCACAAAATGATTTCTATAGTGCTTTGCAAGATGGAGAAATCACTATGGACGAGTTTAACGACAAAATCATTGAACTGTCTAATGCTCAGGGTGGTTTTGCAGAAGTAGCTCTAGAATCTACTAAGGGTATCAGAACTTCATGGACGAACATAAAAACAGCTATTACTAATGGAGTAGCTTCAGCTATCTCTGCTTTTGATGGTTGGTTAAATAGTGCTGGCTTTGGCGGAATATCTGAGGTACTTGATGGTATTAAAGATAAAGTGGGGGAAGTTTTCTCCGCAGTAGCTGAGAACATTCCTAGAGTTTTAGATTTCTTTTTAAATCTTTACACTACTATAAGTGAATCTACAGCATGGCAGGCTTTGAAAGAAGCTATACAAGCTGTTATTGAAGTGGGTCAAGAGTTAGTAACTAACTTCCTTGAGTCAGATGCCTGGGATAACATTAAGAATAAAATCAAAGATGTAGCCATAGCTATTCTTGAAATGGACTTCAAAGAGGTTATCACTCAACTAGGTGAGTTCCTAGATAGATGGGCTCCATTAATTGCTGGAGTAGTAGCAGGAATAGCAGCCTTTAAAGCTATTTTTGCCATTATCAAGACAGTAGCGGCAATTAAAGCAACACTAACAGCTGTGGCTGTTGCCTTAAATGTAGCTATGTTACCTCTTATTTTAACAGTAGCAAAAATAGCTATAGCCATTGGAGCTCTAGTAGCTGTAGGGGTTTACCTATGGAAGAACTGGGAAACAATATCGGCTAAAGCTACTGAAATCTGGGGAAGTATAAAAGAGTACTTCTCTGGTGTACATGAGTCTATTAAGACAACAGTACAAAGTGCTTGGAACTCAATAGCTACTTACTTCTCTGAATTATGGCAAGGTATCTATACCAGAATTTCAGAGGCTTGGAGTAGTATAACTTCTTATCTATCTGAAGTATGGACAAGCATAAAAGAGAAAGTCTCAGAAATCTGGAGCCCTATAGCTGAGTTCTTTTCAGGATTATGGGAAAAAATTACAGCAGGCTTAACTGTAGCTTGGAATGTAATAAAAACGATTCTAACAGCAGTTCTAACTGTTATCTTAGTCTTGTTTGTCACTATTTGGAATCAAATAGCTGAATCTATTAACTCAGTTTCAAAAACGATTACTACAATCCTTACTACAGCTTGGAACTTAATCAGAACAGTAACTACTACAGTATTTAATGCAATTTCTAGTTACTTCTCAAGTGTATGGGGGAAAATAAAAGATGTATTTACTACAGTATCTACAGCTATTAAAAACTTCCTTACACCTATCTGGAATAATATAAAAACTACAGCAATGTCAGTATTTAACTCAGTTAAAAACTTCTTTGCTACAGTCTGGAACGCAATAAGAACTAAAGTAGTTGAAGTTTGGTCTAACATAGTTTCAAGACTTACAAGCTTTTGGGGAAGTATAAAGTCAGTTGTCTCAAATGCGATAACCAGTGTAAGAAATACTATGTCAAACATTTGGAACTCGATTAAGAGCACTGTCTCAGAAGTTTGGAGTAATATCTCTAATAGAATTTCTACCATCTGGGGAAATATAAAAACAAGTGTTTCTAATGCTATAAATAGTGTTAGAGATACTGTTTCAAGTGTATTTAATTCTGTAAGAAGTTCTGTAAGTAATACTTGGAATAGTATTAAATCAGCTATTGAAAACCCGATTAATCAAGCAAGAGACGCTGTAAAACGAGCTATAGACAAGATTAAAGGATTCATGAACTTTAGTTGGTCTCTACCTAAGCTTAAAATGCCTAGTGTTTCTATGACTGGTAAATTTAGCTTAATGCCTCCTTCAGTACCTAAATTTAATCTGTCATGGAAGCAGACAGGAGCAATTGCTACAGGTCCTTCAGTAGTCGGTATTGGGGAAAATGGGGACGAGGCTATTTTACCTCTTTCTAATAAATCTAGAATGAAGCCTTTTGCTCAAGCAGTTTCTAGCATGATTGGAAATGATAACAGAGGTAAGTCTGATTCAGGCTCTGGAGATGTAAATATAAATGTAGCTTCTCTGGTAGTTAGAGAAGAAGCTGACATAGATAAGATAGCTCACAAACTTTACAAATTAGAAAAACGAGAAAGAAAACAAAAGGGAAGGTAGGAGAAAGATAAATGACAGTAAAATTTAATGGTGTAATTGAACCTGATTTTATTAGGGTAGTAGGGTTATCTTTCTCTACTATCTCTGATATTAGCGTAAATGAATCAGTAGTCCCTGGAAGAGTAGGTAACTATGATTCAGGTATACAAAGAGGTGGAGCAGTATGTAACTTAACTGTACAGCTCCATGATACAAGTAAGTCTATATTTCAGCTGAAGAGAGAACTAAAAGGCTGGCTTAAAGGAGACAACTGGAAAACTAGTAAACTTGAAATTGAGGAAAACCCTGGTAAATTTTTATGGGCTAGGGTAGGAGCAGATTCAGAAATAAATGATTTATTCTCTCATGGAGAGACTGATATTCAGTTTTATTGTGCAGACCCTAAAGAGTATGATACTGGACTAACTGAAGACACTTTTATAGAATCAGAGTTTGAAGTAGATTATCAAGGACTAGAAGAGACAGCTACAGTATTTGAAGTAACTTTAGGGGAAAGTTGCCCGAATATCTCACTCAGACACAAAGAAACAGGGAATACAATTAGCTTAACTGGAGCTTTTGAAGAAACTCAGATTTTGTTATTAGATAGTGATAAAAAGCTAGTTAAAGTAAATGATAATTTAGACATGAACTTATTAAACTTTAGTAGTAATTGGCTGTACCTGGATTCAGGAACAAACAGTTTTAAGCTCTTCAGTACTCAAG